CCCGCTGCTACACCGATGTTTACGTTTTTGTTTGTGTTCAAGCCGTCCAAACGAACAACTTGACTGTACTTCTCTAAAAGGCGATTTTTGTTTGTTATTGCCATATAAGTACCCCTCCTTAAAAGGATATTAGTTAATGTTCAAGAATACTGGTCCACTTGTTGATGCTAAGATAGCAACGTGTGTGTATCCAATGATTGGGCTTGTTGAAGCAGTTGCTTGTCTTACAGAACCTCCAACGCTAACACTTTGTCCAATTGAAGTTCCTACTGCGATAGTACCAACAGCATCGTTTTTAACGTCTACTGGTCCAGCAGTTTGTACCCAACCGTAGTTAGTTACAGAAGCTGTGTTAGGAACAGGCATTACTGTTACACCTACAGGGATATCAGCTGTTGCTGATGTGTTTACACCGTTGTAAATGCTTGGGTTCAGGTTAACTGTGTCAGTAGCAGGTACTAATGCAGTTGTGTGTCGCATAGCTTCAGCCAAGTAAACTGTGAAAGTTGCACTTGCTGCAGCTGCTGTGTTTCCTCTTACTCTGTATAAGTATGAGCTGGTAACACCAACTGCACCTACTAATACTTCGAGGTAACCTTCAGCAAATTGATCCTGTGTTATTGCAGTAGAACCGTTAGTTACAACTAATTGAGTTGAACCGTTGGCTAGGTTACCTGCAACCTGAGCACCTGTACCACTTGCTGTAATTGTTAAAGCTTGATAGTTAGCTGTTACTGCTGGAGCTACAACTAATTTTCCTGATTCGATTGTTGATGTACCACCGAAAGAAACGTAACGATATTTTCGTCCGTCTTCGGTCATACCTGTTGCACCGTACTGTACCTGTTTTGCGGTAGATAGAGTGTTGATGTCTTGTTCTGATAGTGTTCGTATACCTACATCCATGATATTTAATCCTTTCTTCTAACTTTAGTTAGATGTAATTCCAGTTAATTTTCCGTTTCTTCGTGGTTGTCGGTGGATTAAGTTACCCATAAGGATTAATAGTCCAACTTCACCATACTGGTTAACAGGAGAGATTAATTCTCTGAACTGCCAAGCACTTGGGAATGGTACATCTTTGTAGTAGCCTTCTGTAACTTCTACTGAAGAAGCAATTTGCTTTAGACCTGAGTCTACTAGTCTCTTGAATTCCATGTAGTTTTCGTTTAACCAGAAGAAAGTCTGTGAAGTACAGTTGTCATCAGCTACTAGAGGTCGAGCTCTGTAACTAATAGCGTTAAATCCAGCAAAGCCAGACATTTTTTCACCAGCTGGTCGTGTTTGACCATTTGGAGTTCCACCATCTACTCGGTCGTAACCACGTAGTTGAAGTGTGTCATATCGTGCTGAAACCATAGGTTGAATCAAACCTTCAATGTAAGTCCAGATAGTCTTAGTTGTAAGACCAATTGTTGGGCTTTCTGAAGTAGAACCAGCAGCTGAAACGTTATCAAATTCGCTTGATAGATAATCAAGAGTAATGATTCCGTTTGATACAGCTGTTACGTCAGCGTTAATGAATGTGTTAGAGCTTCGAGTCAAACCAGCATAAGAGCTAGAGTTTGTACCGTTGTCTACGATTAGACCAAGTCCATCGAAGTCTTTTCCAGAACCTACACCGTAAGCAATTTGTCCTACGCTTTGGTTAGCTGAAATTTTAGCCTCGTCAAGACGAGTCTTAAGAAGCATAAGAACCTGCTTCTCGTTGTTAGCGTTTACCGCTCGTTCAATACCAGGAACAACAACTGACTGCTCGTAAGCTGCCAAATACCAAGTCATAAGACGTGTGTTGTTTGTTGCTGATGTTGGGAATGTGTCCATTCCTGAGAAAGAACCACCAGTTGTGCTGTTGGCTGTTTCAATTGGTTGTGCTTCGTATACACCCTTCCAAGTTCCAGGTTTACTTAAAACACGAGCCAATAATACGTTTGAGTTGTTGATTTGGTCAACAATTGTTGGAAGTATGTCTTGATAGGTTATATCTGCTACTCTATCGGTAAATACCATTCCTGCCATATTATCTCCTTTTATTATTTTACTCTCAGCAATAAAAAAAGCCCCCGAAAGGGCTTTAGCTACTGCCTGATGAATAAATAATACTAGACTTTCTTAGGCTTTGCAAGAGTTTCACTCTTTTTATCTTTAAGACTTGCTACAAGTGCCTCTAATTCAGCCACACGAGCTTCTAATTTGTGTACTGCTGAAACGTGTACTTCCTTGTGTTTGCTTAATATAGATTGTAATTCCTGTACTGCTTCACGATAGTTTTCTTTGTGTATGTGAAGTCTAATTTCTTTAGACACGTGTTCTGCTTGTTCGTGTGTCCATATACCTGCTGCTTCAAATGCTGCTATAAACCAATTTTGCATGTTACTCCTTTATATTTCTAATCCTTCTAAATATAGTTCTAAATCTCTTGAACTCATTCCACGTGTTACTCGTGGTTTGCTGTCCATAGCTCTACTCTTAGTGTTGGATGTTCTTCTTGCTATTTTTTCTCTTTCCGAATCTTCTGCTTGTACTCTTGGATCTATTTTAGGGTTTTGTCTCCTGTACATAGCGTATGCTTCTTCAAATCCTACATGTCTATAAGGTCGACCAGCGTTATATTCATTTAAGTATCTTTGATTGAGTGATTCCTTGAAATCAAGTATTGCTTGAATTTCTAAAGTAGCTGGGTCTTTTTCAAAATCTGGACTATCAGGTGCTGTCTTGAACTTAGGAAGTTCACCTTCTTTTTGTAATCGATTAATGTCTGAACGGTCAGCGTTTTCTTCAAGTACCTTAAACTGATTAGCTGCTTTAGTTGATTCCTGAGCTCTAAAATCGTTTTGTAATTGAACGGCTTTTTGTTCCATTAAAGCAAAGTTTTTATTTGCAATGCTCATTTCACGTTGGTCTACGTATTCAAATCCAGAGGGAAGTTGCTCTGGGCTGTAAACTGTATAGTCTTGTAATTCATTTTCGCCAACTCTTCCTCGAACAGTAAGTGGTGGTAAGTTGTCAATTATGTAGTTTTGTTCAGGAGTTAAGTCTGAACGATTAACGGTTTCTACTTCTTGCTTGGATTCTGCTACAACGACTTCATCAGCTTCGGAGTTTTCTTCGTCATCAATTGTGTAGCCTTCATCTTCATCAACTTCCTCATCGCTGCTTTCTTCATTATCAGTTTCTGGTTCTGCAGATTTAGATTCTTTTTGTTCTTCTTCGCTTTTATCAGCTGTTTCATTTTCTTCAGCTGCTTCCTCTTCAACATCTTTAGGTTCATCTTCTACTAATTCCTCCTTTATTGGTTGTAAATTATCGTCTAATGCGTTTAGCTTTGCTTCTAACTCAGGACTAGCCGTAAAGCCTGGTACTGCTGCATCTGCCATAGAATACTCCTTTTATCTTAATTTAATTGTATCACAAATTAGAGATTTGGCAATTGAGTAAGACTGTTAGGTTGGATTCTAACTGTCTGTCCTGCGTTGGTCAAAGTAGGTGCTGGTGCTCCCTGTTGTGGTGCTGGTGGCATCATAGGTGCTGGGTTCTGTCCAAACTGTGGAGGTAATGGGAATGGACCATTTTGTGGTGGCATCTGTGGTGGCATTTGTTGCGGAGCTGGAGGCATAGTTGCTCCCATTGGCATAGGTTGTGCGTTGGGCATCTGTGGAGGCATTCCACCCATAGGTGGCTGTTCTGGCTGTGATGGTTGGATTGGCTGATTAACGTCTAACATTTGAACACCCTGTTCTGCCATCTGGTCAAGTGCAGTTCGAGTTTCAAGTGACTGTACAGCTTTTTCAACAAACTTAATAAATGCGTTTTGAGTTGATTTATCGTTTTTGAGGAAATCGTCAGTAAGCATAATCTTTCGTAGCGTAAGAATAAATTCTTTGGTGCAGTCTTTTGGATCTTCTGGCTTTTCGTTATTCTTAATCATAGTCCAAGCCATGTAAGCTTTAGTTTGGTCAATTTCTTCTAGTGCGTCACGAGCAAGGGTCATTGGGTCGTTCTTAAACTTAGCCCAGTTGTCGTATAGTTTCTGTGGAGTCTGCAAGTGAAGTAGTCGGTAAACGTCAAGTGGTGCTAATAACCCGTCTTTAGAAAGGTTCATAGCAATAATTTCTTCTCGTTGCTTGTCTAGTGGTGGAGTAGAACCTGCTTTTACTGTGACTGCAATTCCATCTTCAAATAGGTATCTGTTAGCTACTAAGTGG